GTGTCTTGCCCAAGAACAGGGATTGCGATTTGGTTTCTGCCCATAGGATTATGTCTTTATGATGTAATTCATGGTTAAATACGGCTGCAAGTTGTTATGCGAGGAAGAAGCGCTGACCGCGTCATTTGTTTTGGTAACCCCGTTTCCTCTGATATTAGCGGATCCGGATTCCGAGAAACCGACCCCCTCCGACTCGCGAAATCTTGCTGGAATCAAGTGACTATGAGCAGGAAGGCCGCTTTCGCTTGCAGTTAGCAAATGGGTCTTTTCCCCGCCCGTTTTCCCCAAGGTGTCAAATTCTGTGTCGGAAGTGCTATACCCAACAGGGATTTTCCCTTTTAGGTTGGGGACATTAAACGTTGTTGACCCATCTCCGGCCCCGTATGTCGTGCCGATAACGGAAAACAATGTTGCGTAGGTAGTCCTCGATACAGCCGACCCATCGCACAGGAGCCACCCGGTCGGAGCGGTTGAGGTACTCCAAGCGATCACGGCTCCCGTCGGAGGAGCATCGAGGTTCGCCGCAGGGATTTTTCCAGCTCCCGATGTGATATTCGCCAAGTTGCCAAGACTTGCACCATCAATCGTTCCGTTTACAGTCGTTATCCGGACTTTATTCCCGCTCTTGTCATGCCAAACAAGCGTGCCGTTCTTGTTATAAAGCGTCTGATTATCAAGGGCATCGGTAACTTGATCGATAAGATGCACGGCTTTGTGATACCCGATAGTCGTTATTCCGGTTTCGTTCGCGCGGAAATCATGGTCGATCTCGAGGCGTTGCCGCAACGCTCTCTTATCCTGCCGCATCTGGTCGTCGCCGGTATTGATATAGTCTAAATCGCCATCCGGTTTGGCTTCCTCCCAAGCATCGTCAAAGGCGCATACAACGGAGAATCCCATTACCACCGCGATCGTCGCCGCCAAGAACCTTTGGAACCAAGACGTTTTCATGCACCACCCTCCTTAAAGATCAGAATAATCGGTTATAGTCGGAACGCCCGTGTTGCGCGATTCAATGATACCAAGGCGTTCAAGCTCTCCCATGCCCATAGTCAGGTACTTTTGCAGCTGGGCATCGTTGCTAAAATCGTCGTACATCTCTGCCAACGTCAACCAGCGGATAGCCTTCAAGAACGAATTAGGGTAATAAATCACGTCCGTATCAGCTGAAACTTCAGGGTGAACAAACGCATACGGCATGATGATCGACCCGGTTCCGTTACTTTTGCCCGCGAATACCAGTTTTCGCTGGTTTATCATGTAAAACGATGGCTCTGTAAGGTTCGTTTCCACAGACATCAGCGGATAATTCGCGTTGAACCAATCAGCGTCCTTCTTGTCGAGTTCGTACTGCGTGGTTCCATACGAAAAGATAGGCTTCTTCTCTCCCAACATGACGAAATCCGCCGGCAAATCCTTCGAATAGTCCCCGGACGCGAGGGGATATATCTGGTCTTTCGTCAAGAAGTCCAGCGGCTTGGTAGATAGCTTGCTTATCTGGTCCAGAACATCGTTCAGACATCGCTTGATAGTAACCAAATCAGCGGCAGAAGTCCTGCGGCTCTTGATTGCTACCCACGATGTAATGTCGCTTTGTTTCATAGATCACCTCGGCATATTGTTAACTGCTTTGTAATTGGCTTCTTCCTGAAGTTTAACCATATACCCGCCGTCAACAACCCATGCGTCAGCGGACCTCTTGAACGTCTGCATTGGGCATTTGGAGCACTCCCGGGCCTGATACGGAGTTCCAGCCGGAATGACCTGATACGTTTCGCTTTCAAGCAAGACCGCAGGCTTTCCGAAGCTCGCGCATCCGGTAGTCAATGCAAGCGGCAGTAACAGCATCACCATCGGCAACCGCGCGGCGGTACTGGCCTTGCAATTCCTTGAGGTCTTCCATTGCTTTCTTGCGTGCATACGCTCTCCCGTTGAAATACTTAACGATCGCCCAAGCAATCGTAATAACCAGAGTGAAAAGCCCTATCCGAGCGCTCACCTTACGCCTTGGCGTTGTGCGCCATAATAGCGAAGATGTCTTTTGCCAGTGAAATCGCTTCTTCGCTCGGGTCCTTGCCGTTACGCTTTACATACTGCTCGCGGAATATCTTCAGGGCGTTGTCCAACTTGCCTACCCACGGCGGGTTAATCGTTCCATCAGGTATGATCTTTTCCGCAATATCGAACGCGTGTACGGCCATTGCATACACCTTGTCGTCTTTTTCGGTCTTCGTCTTCTTCACAACCCAGCCGCAGCCGACTACAAGCCCACCGATAATTACTGCCTGCACCGCCGGATTGCACAACATACTCACCAGAATCGTCTTTACTGCGCCCATTTTTCTACCTCTTTCTGCTCTGAACCGCATTTCAGGCAAACCCATCTACCTTTGATGAGTTTCTGCCCCGTTACCTCGTTACAGGTAACGCATTTCCCTGATCTATAGACTGTTCGGTCCCTCTGCTCGCTTTTAACATCCGCCATGACTTCACGCTCTGCCTGCAACCAATCGTCTTCAGCCGTGCTTGACCTGATATACCCCAAGTCATTTACCAGATACACGCCCGCGCTCATTCTCCAATCGTATATCTCTTGAGCGCGTTTCCGGATCCGTGCTTCAACATCGAGAGAGTACATATCACCTCCCCGGTTACTTCAATAGCCCCACAATAAACCAAAACGCCTCCGGCGTAAGCTGACTGATAAAGCCGCCAATCAGGCCGCTTACGATTGCCGTCTTCCAGATCACCTTTTTCAATGCGGCGACCTCCAATTCAAGCGCCGTTACCCGGTCGCGCACGCCGCCCGTCTTTTCTCCTTCTTCGATATGCTCGGCAATCCTGTCCTTAAACTCATCGAACGAGTGAATCAGGGCGTTCACACGCTCAACCATTGTTGCCAGCATCGTTGCCGTCTTGATATGTTCCTCGCAGAATCCTTCGGGCGGAGCCATGTTTTCCCCTTTAGTTGATCGCCTTTTGTGCTTCCGCCTCCGCAGTCATGACGGATAGCTTCTTCACCTCACCCGCACCGCACAGCCGCTTGTAGAACGGGACCGGCTCGGCAGCGTCAGCCTCGGCATACTTGGCTGTCGCAAGCACCTTGCCGTCTTTATCCGTCGTAACGGCTGCGAGTGCGTCAGCTTTAGTTACAGGATAGTGCTGTTTATACTTGGGCGACGCTTTGACCGTATCCCAATCCTCCCCGATATATCCGGGGAATGCCTTGACTTTATCCGTTTCGACTTTTATCACGGAGTTGTAGTCTTTCATTCTGTAATGCACAAGAGCCAAGCACTCCTGTCCTTCGAGTGAGAGGTCCCCACGATACGAATACGTTACGTCCTTGCCATTAACCTTAACCATTTCGGCATACGTGGTGAACGGTAGGTCAAGACGCAACTCATAAACTGCCGGAGTGATTTCTTTAGTTACCGCCGGAATACCTTTTTCCTCGTCAGCAGGAGTAACAGTTTCTGTTTCTGCTGGTTGGATGAGAACCTTCTTGAACGTAGTCACGACAACCGCTTCTTTGTAATTGATGTTGTCGGCATCTGCAAAGGCTATTGTGCAAAGAATGCCGAGACCTGCTATTATGAGAAGAATTGCGATGAGTAGTTCCTTCATGTCTTAGCTCCTATTCTGGATTTGTGTAACTTCGGCTTCGGAAGCGCGACAAACGCAATGCCGAGACCTGCTATTATGAGAAGAATTGCGATAAGTAGTTCCTTCATGTCTTAGCTTCTATTCTGGATTTGCGTAACTTCGGCTTGAGTAAGTACCCTATTCCACACCGCCATCTCTTTCAGACCCATTGCTTGACCTGACGAGGGCTGGATTTCGAATGTTCCGGGTAACGCTCCGGCGGGTACGGCAAAGTTTGCGTTGCTTCCTACAAGGACACCATCGATATAAAAGTTTAGCTTTTTACCGCTACCATCTGCCGTTGTTGACCATGTGGCAATGAGGGTGTGGGAAGCGTAACGAGTCCATGTGGTAAGGGCGGAAGAAGATGCGTCATACGCATTATTATTAGACCGACCTGTTAATATAAGAGAATTGCTTGCATTAGTACCAGTAATGAGCCGTAGATTATTATTATTTATAAAGTCCACAAGAAAAAAACTCAAATAAGACGATACCTGCTCATTCGGCAACATAATCGGCATATACTTCAACATGATGCTACCAGACATCGTGTCCTTGCTCCATGTCGCCCCGCTGATCGTGCCATTGTTAGCTGCCACGGTATCCGTGAGTGTTGACCCTGTGCCCTCGTTAAATAGGTATTCCGCCGTGCATCCCGTAACGCTTGGGATATTGGCAATGGCTGTGCCACGTCCGGCGTTGTAGAGAGTGGCTACTTCGGCAGCGGAAAGGGCTTTATCTCGGTAGATGCGGACGGTTTGGATAAAGCCGTCGAAGGTGCGGTCGTAGGTAGAAGCATTATTTCTATTGCCTATAATAAGATTACGCGCAGAATCATCTAAAATATTTCCACTTCCTATAATTGAACCACTACCAACTGGTGAAGATATATCAGTAGAGTTATAATACATTTTAGGGGCTTCACCATCAGCCCATGTGCATAATACATGAATCCATGTGTTAAGAGGTATTGTTGAACTGGTGCATTGTACTTGACTATCCAAGGCATCCCTCTTGATAACCCAAGTTAATACAGCGTAATTACCAGAAGTAGAAGCTACATAAAGCATATGCTCGACGGTATCTGACGAACTTTTCCCAATAATTCTTCCTAAATCCCCTTCACCAGCACTTCTTATAAAACACCATGTTTCAATACTAAAAGATGTGCTTCCAGTGTACTGATTCCCCGTCGCACTATTCGGTATACTCACATAGTCATCACCACCTGTTGCTGTCCCATCAAACGACAAGCAATTCCCACCACTCGGTGCAGGGAAATTCCCTGCTGTGGTATACGTGTTCGTCGTTTCGGCGTTACGCGTGAGGGCTGCTGTGGTTGTGGGGATATACGACGATGGATAGAGTTGTTTCTCGATCTGCACGCCATAAACTTCAAGCCAGCACGATTCCCCAGCCTGCGGGCGCAATCCGTCGGCAGCAGAAAAATAGCCAAATCGCAGGCGTACTTTTCTTGAATCTATATCGGTTATCGTGCCTGTATAACTAAACCTGCGCCATTCGGTAGCGCTCAAGTCGGTGACAGAATTTTCTATCGAGCGAGAGTTAAAAACAAACTGTTGAAATGTGCCAGCATTATCATCCGCCTCGCACTGCACCCACGACCCAACGCTACGCCCAGTCGTAATACCACTAAAATCACCCCGCGCCCAAAAGCTGACCGTAACAGGTATATTGGCGCTGGTAGCGTCAAATGTATCGTTTGCGGTTGATGTTGTTAGCAACCCCGTATATCTAACCGGCTCGGCGTCGAACGCTGCAACAAACTTTTGAGATTTTCCGTTTGCCAGACCATTAACCGCGCACGTTTCCCGGGTATACTTTACGACCGTTGCCGTTCCACGGGACCAGCTATCGCTCAGCCCATCGCTGTTATAGTCAATAGAAAAATGGCCGTTCAAAACGTAGTTTGTACTTGCCCCCTCTAATAGCCAGTGCGGGTCATAGTGCCAGCCAGTTTCATTCCAATACCCCATAGTCCGGCGGGCAATATCACTGGTATCGCATAGCGTTGTCTTGCCGTCTTTATCCAGATACGTCGAGGGATACGTCGCCGATCTCGAAACCGTCAGCGTGTTTGTCGCACTTCCCAACGAATAATCTAAGTCCTTCGGCACGTCCGGGTTGTCCGAGGCGTTCTTGTACGACATCAAGCCGTTCATGGGGAGGCCGGAAACGATCTTGTTGCCAACCCCGTCTACGGATGACTTATACCCTCCCTGATACCCCCCGCTGGCGCAGACTTGAGTAACAAACAGGAAGGTTGACAGAATAAAAGCGATAAATTTCCTCATTGTGTTTTCTCCTGTTTAGTTTGAGTTTACCCGGCCAGTTACCGTGGTGGTGGCGTCATTGCTTCCGGTCCCGACGATCCTGTACCTGTAATATTCAAAGCCTCCGGGAATGTCGATCGATGCGCCGTACTTGGCCGTACTGGTCAACGTTACCGCTGTGCTGCTTACCAGGATAGCGTCGGCGTCGGCCGCACCTTCGACTGCAAACGGCGACGATTTAACTTCTCGCGTTATGGTGAGGTTTACCGTGCCGGAGCTGGTGGCCTTAAATTCATGGCTGAAATACTTCACGTTTGCCGGGACACGATACGACTTGGTATATACAGTGGTCGTGCCACCAACCGCTATTATGGTGTCCCCGCTGGTCGTGGTGAGGTTGGTGTGGTTAAAGAAGGAATAGGAAACGGAAGGAATAGCGTCGTCCTGATTTGATTCCCGGATCGCGGCGCTTACCATCGTTGATACCATCAAAACGGAAAAGAACCCTACGAGTATCTTCTGGACGACGCTAAACCTTTTCATGATTAACCCCTTTTATTTGTCTTCGAATGATTCTTGTTGTTTTTTGTTTTCGTGTTGTCGATAATTTGCTCGACGGTTACGCCTTCTTCGGCTTTCGTGTCTTCCTCGATCTGGTCCTTGACGCTTGGCAACTGATCCGCCGCCAATTCGCCAACATACCCCTCACCTTTTGGGTTTGGTTTCGGATTCGGCGCACGTTCGTCTTTGTCTATGCGTTTAAAGACGTCCCCGGCATTACGGAGCAATAGCGCCCCGTAATCATCAGGGACCTCGGTTTGTCCAAAAGGAGTAAATACAAATTCTTTTTTATTGCCTTTCACTTCCAGCACAACCTTTTTGGGATTCTTCAGTCCGAAATAAGTCAGTTTCATTTCAATAGTCCTTTCTCATTTTTAATGGGGCGGGGCCGGGGAATGAGCAAACCCCGACCCCAACACCCACGCGCGTTTAACGAGTGATCTTCAATGCGACTCTGAAGTCCTTGAACGCCGCCGCAGCAGTGTTTACTGCCTGCCACAGTTTGAAGTCGACCTGGTTCTTGGTCGAGCTGTTCTCTTTAGCCTGAACCGCAACCTGTGCGTTTGCCGCCGAGTCCTCGATCAACGGAACAACACCGAGAACCGAAACCTCGGTTGCGTCCGCGATCGTGATATTACCGGTTGCCGCATCGGGGTCGACATCGTATATCTGTATCGATTCACCGCCCGACAAGCCAATGCTTTTCTTAAGCGTCTTTCCGTATGCCATTGTGTTTCCTCCTATGATCCCCGGGGATTAAGCCGTCGCTTATCCCCCGGGGAGGTTACTTAATTGAATTACGCGATTATATAGAAGTCGCGTAAGTGTCGATCGCGATTACACCGAAATCGTTCGAGTTAAACTTCGTCTTCTGACACCCGAAGATACGGCCCGCAGCGATCGCCCACTTATTGCCCATATCGAACTCTTTTTCGTACCAGCCAGCACCTGTGCCGCCGATACCCAGCACCACCGCCTGCGCGCCGAGGAACAATGCCCGAGCGCCGGGGAGGTTTGAAGTGGAACCGAAGTTGGAGAACGTCGGAACGTATTCGTGAACGTGGATTATGACGTTATCCACAACCGCATCCGCACCGGAAATCAACGGGTTCTCCGCGCCGCGGACCTCGGCTTCACGCATAAACTGCGTGTAGTTGCTGTCGCTGATGAGGTCGAATTTCTGCCGAGGGTGGATTAAGAGGACGTAATAATCGCGTCCTTTGTACCGGATCGGCTGGAGCTTCGGAGTACACGTCTGCGCTTTAGCTTTGGCTTTGAAAATGACCGCCAAAGTCAGTTTGTCGGTGTTGTCGATGTCTGTATCAGCGGTAGCATCTCCGCCGAACATGATACGGGTATTGCCCGCAGTCGTCGAAGGAACGGTCGGGGTGTTGGCGAAAGTGAACGCCGTAAGGCCGCCGGCTTTACGGAAAATCTCTTTCTCCATGATCTCGGACAACCACGTTCCGACGGCATCTTTGGCTTCAGACCGCAGATTGTACGCAGCTCTCTGCTCGTCCATGCGTCCCTTCAGACGGACAGCGTTGCGCTTCTGATTGACCTTGAAGTTCTGATCGTAGACCGAGAGCTCTTCCTCGTTGCCTTCCATTTCATCGTCGCCGTCTACACCTTCCCCGGTCAGCTTCATACGCAGACCGACATACATATTGTCGCCGTTCTCTTTCTTAAAATCGGTTTTCAGAATGATAGGCGATTTCTTGTCCGTGGACATAAACTGCTTGAACCACATTTCCGAGATTGCTTCCCGGAGCAGTTCCTTGTCCCACAACGTTTTACGCAGATTCGAGGTGCTGATTGTATTTCCCATTGGTCATCTCCCTGTATGGCAGGGCATTACGCCGCTTGCAATGCCCGTTGCCTTATAGCGCGAGGAAGCCGGTTAAACTCCGCGTAGGAAAGTGCCGCAACCGATTTAGCGAGTTCTTGATCGTCCATACCCTCATAATTCGTACTCGCTCCACCGCCATTACTACCGGTAACAGATGCCGACGTTGACTGTTTTTCAGCGTTCCTAATCATCTTGTCGACGTTGTTGCCGGGTTTTGACGGGGCCGGAGCCTTTTTGTTGAAGTCGGGATGCAGCCTTCCGATTTCATACACCTTGGCAACCGGGTTACCCCCCTTACGATTCGCCTCTCTTGCCAGCTCGATGCCCAGCCCTTCATGCTTCTGGATCATCTGTGCCGCAAGATTCAACGCTCGTTCATAATCAGGATGGGTCTTCTTAAACTCCGTTTCGATTGCGTCAATCTCCGCTTCGCGAGCTTTCGCCTGCCGCGCGCTTTCTTGGTTTTGCCTTATTGCTTCTTCCCTTTTTTTGTTCTCTTCCGCTTCTTTCGCCGCAAATATTTTGCGGACTTCACCAGCCGTAAGATAATCGTCGTCGGCTTTGTCCTTTAACGGATCCTCGGCTTCAGGTTCATCTTTCGGGGGCTCGGTCGTTTCTTCAGACGCAGGTCGCTGTCCGAATTTTGCCTGTAACTTCAGGTAATCGCGTTCCTTCTCCGCTTCCTGGGCGCGTTCACGGGTTTTCTTCAGATCCCGGTACATACCCTGTTCGCGTTTTGAAAGTTTCTTCACGGTTTCCTCTGGCAAATCCTCGTCCAGATTAAGTTCTTCCTGCCCTTTAGACTTTTCCTCATCGCCTTGCTGGGGTTCTTCCTCTCCTGTTTTTTTCTTTTCAGCGTCGGGAGTTTCGCTGTCTTCGCCGGACTTTTCTTTGTCGTCGGCGTTGGATTCCGATTTCGGCTCGAGCGGAAGCTCTAAACTCTCAACAAAACCCTCTCCGGAATCTTTCTCTGGAGTGGTATTGTCTTCGCCTTCGCCATCCATCTGATCCAGTACATCGTCGCCTTTAACCTTCATACTTCCTCCTTTTCCCATTTTCCCTACTCATTAAGGACGGAATGGGCATCCGCATCACGGGACTTGCTCAACCCTCTCCCGTGTGGAGGGTATCAGCCGTCATTACCCTTGCGGCTGTAAAGGTATTTGCGCTGCGGCCTGCTGTTGCATTGCAATAATCTCTCGTTTCGATGAATCAGGTATATCCGCGTATTCAAGCAGGATATTGGGCGGGATTGCCATTCCTTGACCGGCAAGCTCGCTTAACTGCATGAATATTGCGTATCGTTCGGTCGGGCTGTCCTGCCCTTCCCCGATTTCAATATCAAATTCTCCTTCTTCAGTTTCTTTGAGAACAGATTCAAGCACCTCCGGAGTAACGTTGTTCTTCATAATAAAATCTTCGCCAAGCGTCCTGGCTGCCGTTTCAATGCTGTAAATCGTACCGAGCTGGGATAGAATAAAGCGCCCTACGATCTCCTGCGTCCATGAGAAATTGTCAAAAAGTCGTTTCAGGATAATGACACCCTGCTGCTGCCGTAACGCTATTGCCTTTCCTGATATGGTTTTGTCGTCCATGGCAAGCATATCGGCGTTGATGC